TTCATTATTTTTGGACACTTCATTATACCTAATATTCATATTTTCAGTGGCCGATTTCTTCGTTTTAAAACCACGTTTTCTATATCTTTTGTTATTGTATCTAAAGTCATATTCCCATGAATTGCCTACTTTTTTAACATTCAATATGAATTCCTCCTAAAAAAGTTAAAAAAATAATAAGGGTAGGCGGGCTACCCTAAAATTCTTTCAATATAATTTTCCATAAAACTAGGTCCTGCTTTTTTGTCTTTTGTAAAGTATGTATGATTCGAACGTCCATAAGTTATTTTAATATGACCAATATGAGCATTTATACCATTAACATTTTTCATTGGATATACTGTTTTGGTAAAACCATTAACTGCAGTTAGATAATAGATGTTCTCGTTGGTCATAATCAAAATACCTTTGCTGGTTTTAACTAAGTAATGTCCACGACTTTTACGATTTTTTACTGATCGAGTATCATACACTTCTACTGCATCAATCACTTCTTCGGTATCAGTTTTGATTTTATTATAAAACTGAGCTTCTCTAGTGTTAGATACATTCCCATCTATAAAATCAACACCGAAATAATTATATGAATTTTCTATCGCTTCTTGTTTTTGTTGTTCTTGAATTATCGCTTTTTGTTTCGCCTTTTCTTCTTTTCTTTTTTCACGTTCCACTTTGATGCTTTCTCTTTTAGGTGGCTCTTCGAATTTAGCTACACCTGAATTAGAAATTTTAGCCTTTCTATCAACAAGTTGATACTTAGCAATTACTATTAGCGATAGTACTAAACCAATAATACTAATTCCTTTAGTTCCTAAACCTAACAAACACGAGGCAAAAATTACCCACATGATCCATTTGTTTTGTTTCATATTTCTCTCCTTTGTTTAATCTATATTTTTATATTCAAACACTCGTAATGGCTCGAACTGGATAACGTATTTACCACAACGAGTGGAGTAACCGTATTTCTGTTTATAATGTTCAATACTTTGTAGCACAAAACTCTCTGTAACTTCAAAAAAATTAGCAAGTTCATATAAATTATGTATGCCTTGCAAAAATGCTTCAATTATCCCTTTTAAAGATATGATTTTTTCATTAGCAAGTCTTCTTGCTTTTAATTCATACTTTCTATTTTGAATATCTTGCTCATTAAGTATATTACCGTAAGTAATTTCATGGTGAGCTAGCTCTTCTGACAAAATTTCAAGTTTTTTAGCGTCAGATAAATTTTTATCGATTAATATTACTCCATTATCATAAAAACCTTTAAACATTCCGGGCAATTCGAATGAGTCGCAAATATGTAAGTGATTATTTTGGATTATTAATTCTTCATATTTCCCCACATAATCAATCCTTTTTACGTGCTTGACGCACTAATTTAGCGAATTCTCTAATTTTATCTAATTCTTCTTCCGTAAAGTCATCATCTAAATGTGCTGCAATAGTATCTTGTTCAGTACTTTTATCTTCTGTAATACGAGATTTAGGCACATTGAAATAATCTGCTAATTCTTGCACTTTAGAAATTCTTGGGTATTTAATTTCTTTTAACCAATTAGAAATAGTTGATTGACTTACACCTATTGCTTCGGATAATTCCATTTGAGTAACATTTTTCTCTTTCATAAGTTGTTCTAAATTCTCTGATAAAATTTTTCTAGCACTTTTGTATTCCATGTTTTTTCTCCTTTAGTATTACTTAATGTAATACTAATTTACCATAAGTAATATTACTTTACAACAAGAAATATCACTTTTGATAAAAAAATATTACTTAAAGTGTTGACATATTACTTAAAGTGATAGTATAGTTGTTTATGCACACAGGAGGTGACAAGAAAATGCCAGAAGAATTTAAAGAATTTCCAGTCAAAGTTTGGCGTACTAACTCAAATATGACTCAACAAGATGTTGCTGATAGGTTGGGAGTAACTAAGCAATCGGTAATTAGATGGGAAAAAGACGGTGCCGAATTAAAAGGATTACAGTTATATGCTTTGGCTAAATTATTCAACACTGAGGTTGATTATATAAAAGCCAAAAAAATTTAGTATCATTATCACTTTAAGTGATAATAAGGAGGCGAAAGGTTGAACGAATTACAACTTAGCAATGACCTAACAACTATTGAAACTGAAATCAAAAGTTATCAAAACATTGCTGGTCAATCTATTTTCGAGATTGGTCGAAGATTGAAACACGTTAAAGAAAATGACTTAGCGCATGGTGAATTTGGTAAGTGGCTTGAGAAAGTGAATTTAAATCAACGTGTAGCACAACAGATGATTAAGATTTACGATACTCCAGAATTGAAAACGAGGATGTCCTCGAATTTAGGAATGCAAGCATTATACGAAATTGCCACACTACCCGAAGCTGAACGCACCAAAGAACATATAACATCAAAAGGAGAAGTTAAAACTCCTGATGAGATGACAGTTAGAGAGTTACGTGAATTGAAGAAACAACTCAAACAACGTGACGAACAAAACGCTCAACTTCAATCCAAAGTAGAACAAGCGCAACGTTCAGAAGAAATTGCGAAGAAACAACTAGAGGACGCAGAGAGTAGAGAGCCAAAAGTGATTGAGAAGTATATGGAGCCAGAAGATTATCAAAGTATAAAAAACATGAATGAACATCTTGAAAGTGAGCGTGAATACTATAAAAATCTGGCTGATGATTTCAGAAATGAAGTTAAAAGTATAATGGATCAGCCAAGTAATGTAACAACTTTCACTAAAGAAAATGATAACGAAGATTACACACCGATTTTATTAAAAATTTTAGAACCACCAGAAATATTTATACAAAATTATAAACATCATCTTAACGAACAAGAAGTAATAAACAAATTAGAAAAAATTATTAAAAAGTTAAAGGAGCAATAAATTATGAAACGAGTAGATATCAATGGAGAAAATTTCGAACAAAACACAATGAACTTACCAGTGAACGAAGTATATAAAACGAATGATTTAGATATGTTTAAATTCACTAAATTTAACAGAAACATTCTCTTTACAGATGAAATGTTGAAACAGGCGAAAGAAGGATTTATCAGTCCGATAATTGTGAACGAATACATGGTTGTTATTGATGGGCAACATAGATTAGAACATGCAAAAAAAGCCGGAGTACCAATTGAATATATCGTTAAACCAGGACTAACCGAACACGATATCGTACGTATGAATACAACTCAAAGACCATGGAGTTTACTTAATTTTATCGAGAGTTATGCAAACCAAGGTTCTGAACAATATGTGTCACTTCTAAATTTAATTAACAAAAAATACGCTGGAACATCAGTAGTTATTGCAGTCGCAAGAAATACGACAGCTTCTCGCACAAGTTTAAGCGAACTTGTTAAATCTGGAAATTTTGAATTTATTAATTTTGAAGAAACACTAAATTTCCTTAAGTATTATGAAAAATTTAGAAACGAAACTAATACACCTAAGAGAACAAAAGTGGCATTGGCTTTATATGCATTATATAGATTAGAAAATTTTGATGAAGATAGATTGATTAGAAAAGTTTTACAAAAGAAATTTGATGATGATTTAAGAGTTAAAGGTTACGACCTCACAGAAGCATTAAAAGAGTTTATAGATAAATATAACGACAAACTAACTCAAGATAGTGCATTGTTTATTGAATACTACGTAAAAAATAATGGTGAATTAATAATTGATAATCCTAAAAAAGAGTGGGCACAAAAAAAGACTGCTAAATAAGCAGCCAACGAGTAAATATCAACAACATAATTATACCACATGAGGTGGTGTAGAGCCACCTCTTATAAAGGAGGCATAACAATGAAATTTTTATACAAAACAACCCTCCTCATCACAATGGCAGTTGTGACATGGAAGGTTGCAAAGATGGAAAGTTATTTAAAGCCTAAGAAAACAAATCTGGAATTTCTTTAGAAACTTTATCCAAATTTTGTTTTAGCTTGTAATAGTATTTCGCGTAATCATTTACTAAATCAATTTTTGGATTTGGATTTTCCATTAATTCAACTTCAGCTTCAATTTTAATTCTCATCAAAGCTAAATCGTGAGCGCGTTGCTCAATAGATAAATTACTCATATTCAACACCTCCTTAGAGGTAATTATACATGGAAGGAGAGGTAGGAATGGAAAATAATCGCTTAGAACAAATGCTAGAAGTTATCGAAGGAATGCCAAAGTACGAATGGGACAGAATTGTTCAAGAAGTTAACAAAGCATACATCCATAAAACCGTCAAGGTGGAGCTTGACAGTCACAGCTGTGAAGTAATTAGAAAATCACTTAGTTAAAAAGGATAACTAAATTATACACGAAAGGAAGTGAACATTATGGTTCAAACAATTAACGTTACAGTACCTATTCCTGAAGACTATGTGATCATCTCAAAAGTTGAGTATCAAGAATTAACTGATAACCAACCAATGAATATGACACTTACAGAAGTAGCGCAATATTATAACCAAACAAAAACTTGGATAGTTAAGAACATTCTTAAAGATGATTACTTCAGAAGAAAAATTAAACCATTTAGTCAACTCGTTGATGAAGATGGAAACGGAAAGTATTTGTTTAATCGCAAGAAAATGAAACAGTTTCTTAATGATTATGACGAAGAAATTAAAGAGAGAACTCAATATAAATGACAAATAAGGGGGTGATGAGATGACTAACGAAGATAAATCAATCGTAATCGCTGGAACAATGTTCTTAACGTTGGCAACTGCATTGTTTATAACAGGCATGTTCTTCATGAAAGCACTAGGAACAGCGTTGCTGATATCACTAGCGACATATGTATTCTTTGATAATTTTTATTACGAAAAAAAGACTGATACCCACGCCAATGAGTAACAGTCGGAGACTTAAAAAATTGTATGTACTTAAAATTTACAACTAAATAAGGAGGTAGTCAATTGTGAATTTAACTATTAACAAACTGACAATCGAAAATTTTTCAGGCTTTAAGAAACAGACGTTTGAATTTAATG